AGGCAGAAATACATGCTAATAGAAAAGCCACAGAAATGAATGAACTAGGGCAGTTTCCTATTGTGGATACTGTAATAGGTAATTTATATTGCGGTGTAATACCACAGACAGGCACACTATTGAGCGGTAGAGTAGCTGATACCACACTAGCTAGAACAACTCATAAAATCGTATGCAGATACAGAGAAGATATAACTCCAGATATGTGGTTAATCATTGAAGGGCAACGATATGACATTTTGTATGTTATGGATCCGTATCTTAATAAAGAGCGGTTAGAGATATTCACAGAGGTAGTTATATGATGAGTGTTGATATTAAGACGGAAGGGCTTAGTGAGTTTTCAAAAGAACTCATGGATTTAGCGAACAAGAAATTTCCAAAGGATACGAAGAACTTCCTTCAACGTGTAGGGAATAAATTCAAATCCAAGGCGAAAGAAAATTATAAAAAAGGCACTACGCAAGGTACAAAGAATCTCATTAAAGGTTTGAAACGTGATAGAGCGTATAAGTACGGCCATGATGAATGGCAAGTGCGTGTTAAAAATACCGCACCTCATGCGTGGTTAGTTGAGCATGGTCATGTTATGTTGGGGCATAAAGACCAAGGCAAGCCTAAATTAATAGTTGCTAACACTGGAGAGGCTTTTGTTCGTGGCAAAAATATCATGGGTAAGACAACTAAAGAATTTCCGTCAGAGTATCAATCCATGGCAGAAGAATTTATAGACAAAATGTTAGATGAAAAGGGGTTAGGCTAGTGGTTACTGCAGTAGACATTATCAAAACATTGACAGTGCGATGCCGTGAACTACTGGGATGTGATGTAAATGATAGAGATATATCAGAGGGATTTGAAAGGCCATCATTCTTTATTGAAATCGTAGACTTCAAGAATGAAGATATTGGGGAATTGTTAAGGGGAGATACACTTAACATCTATATCTACTATTTCAATGAAAAACGGCTAACAGGTTATTTAGACTTGCTGAAAGCTAGAGAAAGCATACGTGAATTATTGGCAACTCCATTGCAGATAATTGACGGATATAGCCTTACTGCTGATGAAATAGTAGAAACTATCAATAAAGCAGATATGACATACATTACTAACTTTGATGTAACAATCTATCAACCAAGACCAGAGGCAGATGCACCTTACATGGAAGAATTGGCAATCAATGGACAACAACAGTCCAGCGAAGAAAATCAATAATAGCACTCACACAGCGTGGGTGCTTTTTTAATGCAAAGAAAAGAGGTAAAACATGGCGATTGGCTTACCAAATATTGATATTGTCTTTTTACAAAAGGCAGTATCCGCAGTATTACGTTCTGAACGTGGTACTGCAGTAGTCATCTTGAAGGATGATACACAACCTACTGCAGGTTATGACATCTACAAATTCGAGGCTGACATTACAAAGAAAAAATTCACAGAAGAAAATGTGAAATTGTTGAAACGTTGTTTCTATGTCAACGTAAACAAATTGGTAGTAGTACACGTTCCAACATCTACAACAGAATTTGCAGATGTAAAAGCGGTATTAGATAAAGTGAAATACAACTGGGCATGTACAGTTGAAAAAGATTGGCAAACAGAATTAGTATCTTACACTAAAAGCCGTAACGTATTATCTAAAGGCCGTAAGGTAAAATGCGTAGTTGCGAATGTAACAGTAGCTGATGATAAACATATCGTTAATATGAAAGGCGATTATGTGCATGAGGCTGATGCGGATGCAACTACAACTGTTAAAATGACAGACTATTTACCACGTGTGGTTTCCATTTTGGCTAACTTGCCAATGAATAGAAGTATAACATACTACGAATTGGAAGATTTGGATTATGTAGATAACTCTTTCATTACAAATGAAAAGGATGCTAATAAATGGACTGATGAAGGTTGGTTACTTCTCATCAATGATGATGAAGATGCAGTGGTACGTGTGGGCCGTGGTGTAAATACATTGACTACATTCACATCAACCGATACAGAAGATATGCGTAAAATCATCATTGTTGAATCTATGGACTTAATGATGGAAGATTTGTACTCCACATTCAAAAAATACTATGTGGGCAAATACAAGAACCATTTGGACAACCAATATCTATTTATTTCTTCCGTAAACTCTTACTTCCGTTCTTTAACTAAAGTAGTTAATGGTGAAATTCTAGATCCAGAGTATGACAATCATGCTTATATTGATGTAGAAAATCAACGTGAGGCTTGGTTAAGCGTAGGTAAATTAGAGGCAGAAGATTGGGACGAAGATAAAGTAAAGAAAATGTCTTTCAAATCCACTGTATATCTTGCTGCTAAAATCAAAATTCTTGATGCTATGGAAGATTTATCCTTCCAAATTACGATGGAATAGGAGGTAAATTATGGCGAACAATAAAGAAATCCATAATCAAATCTTGCGTGGCCAGTTTGGTAAAGTGTGGATTGATGGCGAACTATACGCTAATGTTAAGTCTTTTGAGGCTAAAATCTCGCTTAAATACGAGGCCGTAGACATCAACGGAGAAATGGGTGTACATCAACGCTTAGTAGGGTTTGAAGGTGCAGGTACTTTGGTATTGCACAAAATTGATAGCCGTGTAGCGCAAAAGATTGCAGGTAAAATCAAAAATGGTAGTGTGCCAGATATTAAGATTGTATCTAAATTAACAGATCCTGATGTTAATGGTGCAGAACGTATCGAATTAACTGGTGTTACTTTGGATGAATTGGCACATGGATTTGAAAATAAAAAGGTTCAAGAAGAATCTTACCCATTCAAATTTGCTGATTACAACTACTTAGACTTGATTCTTTAATAAATAGGGCGGTGCTAATGCATCGCCTTTCCTTTTATAGTGAGGAGGATAATAAATGGCTAAATTACAACTAGAAGATTTACTAAACAGAAAAATGCAAGAAGGGTTTCAATCCAAAGACGTATACGTTAAAGGATTAGGCGGTGAATTAACTGTAATTCATCAACCACTACCTACAGTGTTACGCATCATGGATGAAATCAAACAGGATGCTACGTTATCCACAGTGATGGATGCGATGGTACAACTTATCTATGCATGCGTTCCTTTGTTTAAAAGCAAAGAACTACAAGATAAATATGAGTGTGCAGAGCCTACAGATGTTATCTATAAAGTACTCAATGATAGCGTTGAAGATATTAGTGCATTAGGCGAATCAATCTTGGCAATGTATGGTATCACTAATCCAGTTGACGAAATAAAAAAGTAATAGAGGCGGACGAGGAACTATCTATGTTCCGCTATTACATGAATAAAGGTCATACATTATCCTCATTACTTGATTTAGATCTAGTAGAAAAAACATTCTATCTAGCATGTTTCAAACTAGATATGGAAGATGTAGAAAGGAGCAAGCATGGCTAAAAGTATTAACGTACTATTGAGCCTTAAAGACCAATTCACCGCTCCAATGAAAAAGGTTGGTGATACAACCAAAGATACAGAACGCAAAATGACGGCCATGAAAAATAAATTAAGTAATTTCGGTAGTGGAATCAACAATAAATTCATGGGTATTGCTGGCAGTATCACTAAAATGGGATTAGCTATGACTGGCCTTAGTGCATTTGCTGGTGTAGGTGCTATTGTTGAGTACGGAAAGAAAGCCCTTGATGTGGCCAAACAGGCGGAATTATCTCAAACATTATTGCGTAATAGCTTGGCCAATAACAATTCATTGTATGATAAATCAGCACAAGCCCTTGATGCGGCACAAAAACAACTCAATGATTATGCTGCAAAATGGGGTAAAGTTGGTGTAATTTCCGCTGGTACTATTCGTGCTGGGTATCAAGAACTCAATAAATGGAATGTGCCTGTAGATAAAGTAGACGGCCTTTCAGAAGCACTAACAAATCTAGTAGCAGGTAAATTCGGTATCAATGCAACGGCAGAAGATGCACAGGTGGCATCGCAAGCAATTGGGCGTGCGTTCAATGGCGATGTGGCAGGATTAACAAAGATGAAGATACCTCTTACAGAGGCACAAAAGGAAATCATCAAGAATGGTACAGAGGCCGAGAAGTTAGCTGCAATTAATGAAGTAGTTAATAGCACATTCTCTAAACAGAATGAAATATTAGCTAATACTCCAGATGGCCAACTCAAACGAATGAAGAACCAACAGGCAGCATTAATGGCAACTATTGGTAAATCATTATTGCCAATGCAAAAAGCATTTATAGACTTAGCGAGTACAATCATGCCAATCATTGCACCTGTAATACAAGATATATTTGGACTGTTTAGCGGTGCTTTTACCTACATTGCACAGGTGGTAAATGATAACAAGGAAAGCATCCAAGAAAATCTAACCAGTGCAATGGGTGTAGTTAAAACAGTTATATCTGGTATTGGTGATGTGATTAAGTGGTGTACTCAAAATCTAGGATTCTTATTGCCTGTTATTAAGGCCGTAGCAGTAGGATTTGTTGCATTTAATGTTATTGGTAAAGTAATTCCATTAATTAGTTCAATAGCAGGCGCATTCACAACAGTCATTAGAGTAGTGCGGATTTTAAATATGCTCATGTTAGCTAATCCTATGTTATTTGCTATATATGCAATCATCACAGCATTAGCATTGTTAATTTATAACTGGGATACAGTAAAAGAAGTAGCGTTATCCGTATGGGATGCAATTTCAACATATGCATCTGAACTATGGGAGAGCATTGTAAGTGGATGCATGGAGTTTGTTAATAGCGTTATTGCTTTGGTTACAGAGTTATATAATGGATTTATGACAATCATTGCACCAATATTGGATGATGTAACGCAGATATTCAGTGGCATTATTGATTTCATCACAGGTGTATTCACAGGCAACTGGGATATGGCGTTCAATGGCCTTGTAAAAATCTTTACTGGATATTTTGACATTATTAAATCCGTGGCAGAAGGCGTTCTTGGTTGGGTACAAGATAAGTTGCAATGGGCTGGCGAAAAAATCGATGCTATTAAAGAGGGCGGTCAATGGCTGTACAACAAAACAGTTGGCCGTGTATTTAATGGCGATGGAAACGCAACAGGTACAGAATACTGGAAAGGTGGCCCTACATACGTTAATGAAAATCAACGTGGTGAAATTATCAATCTACCGAATGGATCACAAGTGATTCCACATGATGAAAGCATGCGACAATTAGCCAACAACAGAGGTAATGTTACTGTTAATGTTACAGTACAAGGCAATGTAATTGGCAATGAAGAATTCATGGATGCATGTGGTAATCATATTACCGATAAAATTATGTTAGCAATGGGCAATATGTAGGGGGTGTAATGTGAGATTTCAAGACAGTGCTAAGAAGGTCATGCAGCAACGCATACAATCTAAGCAAGCTGAATTGCAAAAAATGGCAATTACACGTGCTACAAGATATGCTGATAAGCTATCACATGGATTAGTGGGGAAAGTCTTAGATTATTTAGATAAGAAACCAACTACAGACATAGTATTTCATTCTGAATTGACAGATGAGTACATTACATTGCCTGTAGTACCTAATCCATTACCAACAATAAATGAGCCACAAAAGAATGAAACTTTCAACGGATTAAGAGGAGATATTAAGTTAATAGGGCCGTTAGGTCTTAGAACGTTAAGCCTTGATAATATCCTTTTGCCTGTAGGGAAAGATTATTCATTCATTCGTGGTAATGGTACAGATGGACTACAATGCTTACAGTTCTTTCAAGCACAACGGCAAACAAAGGCCGTGATGCGGATATGCATTATCCAATCTGATGGAAATGAAATACTAAATATGCCATGTGTAGTTAATGATCTATCATACACATGGGATAAGGTAGGCGATATAAAAGCAACTATTGGTATTGAAGAGTACGTATACACAAATACATCAACTCAAACACAATCAGATACAGGCGGTGAAAACAAAGAGGCTAGTAAGGACACGAAAAGTACTGTATCCAGTACAGGAGGAAAGAAATGAAACTCCAATATACCAACGTAACAAAAGATAAAGAGGGTAAGGATGTTACAGAAACACGTGAAATTACAGCTTACACAAACAACTATGAAAGGTCAGATGGCATTGATACGCTAGGTCAAGAATTTACATTTGACTTAGCAGATAATCCATTTGATTTTAATATGATGGGTACACGCCTAGCAATTGGTGGCAAGATAGAGTTTAGTAATCAAGTAAGTAATAACAATAAGAGCGCTACTACAACATTAAACGAAGAACCAAAGGAAGAAGTAGTCTTTCAAGGTGTCATCGTGAGCGAAAAACAGAGTGGTGCTAATAAATACACGTATACTTGCTTTGATTACTGCTTTTATCTCAATAAATCAGAGATTGAAATACAATTCAATGGAGTTAGTGGGCTAGAGGCAATCAAGAAGGTATGTAAAGAAAACGATGTACCACTTGGGAATGTGGCTGATATAAAGACTAAAATCAAGAAAATCTATCAAGGTCAACCTGTATCGGATGTAATAAAAGACATCATCAAACAGGCAACCGAAGAAACAGGGTACAAATACCGCCTAGAATATAGAGAAGGTAAAATCCATGTAGAAGATTATAAAGACTTGGTACTTGATAAGGTCATAACTCAACCAATTAACAATTACTCAAGAGATTTGAGCATGGAAGATATGCGTAATAGTATCGTGGCAATTTCTAGCAAGGAAAAGAGCAAGTCAGTAAAATCGACTATCCAAGATGATGAAAGCATCAAGAAAT